GTTATGAATTTTCCCCTCTTATTGTTGGATTTGGTATCGATGAAAGATTTTTGGGTTATCAGGAGTTGTTTAGGTGGATGGAATCTATGGCGTTCCTAACAGATACGACCAATTTACCCAGAGAGTCTCATACATCTGACATTACCATTTCAGTTAAAAACAGTGCATATCAGGAAAAAGTCAGAATTGTTTTTGTGGATGCCTTTCCTACAGTGTTAAGTCCTCTAGAGTTTACTTCACTCGAACCTTCAGCATCCCCTTTATTGGGATCAGTGACATTTAATTATTCTAATTTTGAAATTGTGCAATCAGGAGTATAGCATGAATCTAAGTGATTATCGACAGATGGTAGAAGTCGATCTTAATATTAATGAAACAGAACTTGACACAGAATCTCTCAGAACCCCCCAATTACATTCAAAATATTTAAATTTCCTTTCCGACGAAAAACTAATACTCTCTAAATTAGAGAGTGAGTATAAGATCACTAAAAAGTATAGGTGGCTTTACTATACCGGAAAATTATCAGAAGAAGAACTCTCTGAATTTGAGTGGGAACCTTTTGAACTTTCAATTCTAAAAACCGATATTGATAAGTTCATGGAATCAGATGAAGATATACAAAAAATTTATAATAGAATTCAGTACAGAAGAACAGTGGTTGATTATTTAGATAGCATTATTAAGGTAATTTCCAATCGACAGTGGAACATTCGTTCAGCAATTGATTGGCTTAAATTTACAAACGGTCAATGAGTGATTTTAAAATAAAACAAATAGATGCAGTAAACCTTAAAGTTGATTGTGATAAAGGGTTTGCAAAGGAACTGAGCGAATACTTTACATTCATGGTTCCAAATTACCAATATACCCCTGCATACAAGAACAAATACTGGGACGGTAAAATACGCCTGTTTAATATTTTCAATCGCACAATTTATGCGGGACTTTCATCTCATGTAAAGAAGTTTTGCGAAGATAGAAATTATCCTTATGTTTTGGATTTACATAAAGAAGAAAAACAACCATGCGATGATATCGATACATTTCTTTCTAAACTAAGCATAAGCAATGGTAAAGATCCGATTACATTACATGATCATCAGGTAAAGGCTATTCGTGAAGCATTACTGAACAGAAGGTGTCTTCTATTATCTCCTACCGGAAGCGGCAAGTCTCTTATCATTTATTGCCTTCTAAGGTATTATCTTTCTTGTTTTCCAGAAGATAAAAAGTTCTTAGTGATCGTTCCAACAACCGGACTTGCTTCTCAGATGAAGTCTGACTTTTTAGAATACTCAGTAAATGATAACTCTTTTAGTGAAGAAGACATTCACATGATCTTTTCCGGTAAGGAGAAAGAAACCAAAAGAAGAGTGGTGGTATCTACATGGCAAAGTTTGTACAAGATGCCCGAATCATATTTTGATGATGTTGCAGGAGTATTTGGTGACGAGTGTCACTTATATAAAGCAAAGTCGCTGGTAGAACTCCTTACTAAAATAAAAAATGCCTATGTTCGTATCGGGACAACTGGTACTTTGGACAATACGAAAACACACAAACTTATGATTGAGGGTTTGTTTGGACCTACCATAAAGGTAACATCTACCGTAAAACTAATGGAACAGAAGATTCTTTCTCAACTTAAAATTAGTTGCATTACTCTAAAGTATGACGAGGAAGACTGTAAGGAAGTTAAAAGAGCGAAGTATCAAGAAGAAGTTGATTGGCTTGTATCCTCGGAGAAAAGAAACAAGTTCATTATTGATTTAGCAACTAAATTGAAAGGAAACACTCTTCTACTGTTCAATTTCGTGGAGAAACACGGCAAACCTCTCTACGAGTCTCTGAGGGACTCCTCGGACAACCCTGTGTACTTTATCCACGGTAATAAAGATGTTGAAGAAAGAGAAATGATCCGAAAGATTATAGACACTGAAGAGAATTCTATTTTAGTTGCTTCATATGGGACATGTTCAACTGGTATAAATATAAGGAACATCCACAACATCATTTTTGCTTTTCCTTCTAAGTCTGTAATCAGAGTACTTCAATCTATAGGAAGAGGTCTAAGAACTTCTTCTACAAAAGATATTGCCAAACTATACGACATTGGTGATGATCTTCAGTACAAAAGTTACAAAAACCATACCCTGAAACATTTAGAAGAAAGAATTAAAATATATACTAATGAAGGTTTTAATTATGAGTCAATTGCCATACCGATTCGGAGAGAATAACATGAAGACTTCTTATAGAATCATTAAACTAAGTAGCGGCGAAGAAATAATAGGAAATATAAAAGGTCGAGAAAAGGACAAGATTTTAATTGATCGTCCAATGATATTTAAAACTCAAACTATGATGAACACTATGGTGTCTCAAAAGGAAGTAGTATTCTTAAGAGACTGGATGTCATACACTAACGATGTTCAAGCAAAAATTAAAGAATCTCATATCACCTCTATTTTTACACCAGATCAATTAGTCGTGACCATGTATGATAAAGCAAAGCATGATCTAGATGTTCAGCCTCACAAACCAGGCAAAGTAACTAAAATGGACCCAGATGCGATGAATCAAAAAAGTCTGGAAGACACCATAAAGCAAATGTTTAAATTTCCACCAACTAACAATAATGACATTTTTAATGAACTGGATGCTTTAGAAGAAAAATTAGAAGCATTCGACTCAAACGAATTAAATAATCCTGAGCCTAATGGTAAAGATAGAATCTATCTGAATATGGATTTATCGTATGATGATTTGAAAGGTTTGTTCGAAGATGGTATAATTTCTTCGAAGATCTTCGATATGCTTGAAGAAATGTATTATGGACCTAACAATCAAATGAACAGTGAAGAAATTAGCGATGAATCAACTATTGAAGACAAAGATAATCCAGAATATGGTAATAGGTGGACTGATTGGGATAATGATTTATCTAACGAAGACTATAAGTAAGCTTAGTTAACTTATTACTCCTTTTCTCTCTCCACACAGAGATTATAATCGTGAACAAAAAACTGTCAAGTAAAAACTTGACAAAATCTTTTTAGGATGTAAAATTCGTATATGAAAAAACCCACGCACTATATTGATAACACTAAATTTTATGAAAGTATGACAGACTGGATTAAGGGTGTTCGTGAAGCACAAAACGCAGACGAAAAGAATCCTCCAATAACAAACTATATTGGAGAATGCTTTATGAGCATTGCTGAAAACTTATCGAAGAAAGGTAACTTTATCAAGTATCCTTTTCGAGACGATATGATAAGTGATGCGATAGAAAACTGTGTAATGTACGCACACAACTTTGATCCAGATAAATCTAAGAATCCATTTTCTTACTTTACTCAAATTACTTACTTTGCCTTTCTTCGAAGAATAGAAAAGGAAAAGAAGCAAATGTATATTAAGTATAAACTGATGGAGCAACATCCAGACTCCACTTTATCTTGGTATAAAGAAAACTATTTTGAGAAAAAGAAAGAAGAAAATATTGATGATGCACTGAAAAAGGAATTTGAACTAACAGATAAAGATATTGAAAAATTTGGATCTAGTTCAAAGAAAAAAGGTAAGAAATGAAAACGCCCCCAAATGATACATATGTAGGACACTTTGGAGGTGCTTATGAGTAAAAATCAATTCCCATCTAAATCAAGAGAGAATCGACAGAAAGCAATAGCAGAAGGAAAGAAAACATATGAAAGCGGAACACTCTGTAAGAAGTGTGGTTCCTACGAGAAGTATGTTTCTAATTATTATTGTAAACCCTGTTGTGTGGCAAAAGGATTAGAGAAGTTAAATGATGATGAGTTGATGTCTCCATATAGAACCAAGGAGAAGAAGGCTAAGTTCCAACGGGAGTGGAGAGAGAAGAACCCAGATAAAGTGATCTCTCAACGCAAAAGAATTGACAAAGCAAAGAGATCATACTATGCTAGTAACTACCGCTCTATGAAAATAGATCAAACTCCCGAGAATGCGGATATGGATTTGATTATGAAAATGTATGAAGAGGCACAAATGAAAACTAAAGATACAGGTGTTCCATACGAAGTAGATCACATTGTCCCTTTGTGTAAGGGTGGATTACACCATCAGGATAATTTGAGAGTTATTACGAGGAATGAGAATCGAACCAAAGGGGGTAGGTTAATTTGAAACTTGCTATTATCTCCGATTCCCACTTTGGTGCTAGAAACGATTCTGGATTGTTTCTAGATTATTTTATTTCATTTTATGAAAATGTATTTTTTCCATATATCAAAAAAAATGAAATAAAAGAAGTGATTCATTTGGGTGATTTTTTTGATCGCAGAAAATATATTAATTTTAGTACATTACAGAAAGTACGAAAAAGTATTTTAGATCCTTTACAGGAAATGGGTGTCACCATCAATCTTTCTTTGGGCAACCATGACACCTATTATAAAAATACTAACAAGGTAAATTCCCCTAAAGAACTTCTTTCTAATTACGATAACATCATTATTCATGAGTCTCCCGTAACATTAGACTATGAAGGATTGCTTGTTGGATTAATTCCTTGGATTAACAGTGAGAATAAAGACTCCACTTTAGATTTTCTTAAGTCTTGCAGATGCTCTATTATAGGAGGGCATTTTGAACTAGAAGGTTATGAAGTTATGCGAGGTATGAATTTTAATGGAGGAATGTCTGATAAACCGCTGAGACGGTTTGAGAAAGTTTTAAGCGGACACTTCCATACAAAAAGCCAAAAGAACAATGTTCATTATCTCGGAACTCAATACCAAATTACATTTAGCGATCTTCATGACATGAAAGGTTTTCATGTTCTTGACAGCGAAACTAGAGATCTTGAATTTGTAGAGAACCCAGATAAGATGTTCTATTCATACATCTATGATGACATGGATAAGAAAGCACTCAAAGATCTTCAATCAGAATTAACTGATAAACTGAAAAATAGATATGTTAAAATTATTGTAGAGAATAAAACCAAGTCAAGTCTGTTTGAATCTTTCATTGATGCTTTATATGAACTAGATGTTGCTGACATTTCTGTGA